CTGCCGCGCAAGTTTTTCTCCCCGATCGAGCGCTGAAATAGGGCGAATGTGATGCCAACACCACCGAAAAACACGGTAAATATGCTCAAACACCTGACGAATGCAGAGAAAGACGCTAGAGTCGGGGCGGAGGCGGGGCTGGAGAGGAATAAGCGTGTGTACCTGAAGGCGCCGAAGTGGCTGAGCGCTGAGGCGAAGGCGGTATTCGATCGGACGAAGGCGCAGCTGCGTGAGCTGGGGATTTTGGACAGCATTGACGCTGAGCCGCTGGCGATGTATGCGGATGCGGTGGTGAAGTACCGGACGATGGCGAAGGCGATGGACCCGGAGGATACGAAGGCGATGGCGGCGATGCAGGCGTGGAGCAGGCTGGCGCTGAGCTATGCGGAGAAGCTGGGGATTTCGCCACAGGCGAGGGCCAGGCTGGCGAAGAAGCGTGCGGAACAGCAGGCTCCTGACGACCTGGAGCAGCTGCTGAATGATGTGGTTGAGTTTGTGAATGATGGTAACGGTAGATGATCGACGAGCGGACAGGGCGGTGCGGTTTTTCGAGAGCCTGCGGCATACGAAGGGGCGGTTCTTCGGGCAACCGTTCTCGCTGCTGCCGTGGCAGGCGTCGATTGTGCGGGATGTGTATGGCACAGTCAACGAGCGAGGGCTGCGGAGGTATAAGTTCGTGTATGTAGAGGTGGCGAAGAAGAACGGGAAGAGCGAGCTGGCGGCCGGTGCTGGGCTGTTCCATACGTTTGCAGACGGTGAGCGGAACGGTGAGATTTATGGGTGCGCGGCGGACCGGGCGCAGGCGAGCATCGTTTTCGATGTGGCGGTGGATATGATCGACCAGCTGCCGGCGCTGAAGAAGCGGACGAAGCTGACGCTGAGCCAGCATAAGCTGGAGGATAAGGTGAGCGGCAGCGTGTACAAGGTGGTTTCGGCGGAGGCGTATACGAAGCACGGGCTGAATGTGAGTGCGTGCATCTTCGATGAGCTGCATGCGCAGCCGAGCCGGGAGCTGTGGGATGTGATGACGTTCGGGGCGGGGGATGCGCGACTGCAGCCGATCTGGTGGGTGATCACGACGGCGGGGGATGACCCGGATAGAGTCAGCATTGGGTGGGAGCAGCATGAGTATGCTCGCCGTTTGCTGGCGGGGGAGATTGCGGACGCTACGTGGTACCCGGCGATTTATGGGTATGAGGGCGACGATATCTATAACCCGGAGAACTGGGCAAAGGCCAACCCTAGCCTGGGGACGACGTTCACGCTGGAGTCGGTGCAGGAGGCGGCGGACAAGGCGATGGTGAAACCGGCGGACGAGCGACTTTTCCGCTGGCTGCGACTTAATCAGTGGACGACGACGAAGCTGACGGGCTGGCTGCCGCTGCAGCTGTGGGATGCGACGGTGGGGGATTGGGATCGGCGGGAGCTGGTGGGCAAGGATTGCTATATGGGGCTGGACTTATCATCGACGACGGATTTATCGGCGCTGTGCTGTGTGTTTCCGCCACAGGGCACCCAGCTGGACTGGCGGGTGATTTGGGAGTGCTGGCTGCCGGAGGATAATTTGAAGGAGCGGGTGGCGAACGATCATGTGCCGTATGATCAGTGGGCCTCGTCCGGTTGGCTGACGGTGACGGAGGGGAATGTGATCGATTATACGGTGATCTACGAGCGGATCCTGGAGCTGGCGAGGATCTACAATGTGATTGAGCTGCCGGGCGACCGGGCGATGGCGACGATGCTGTGGCAGATGCTGGAGAAGGAGGGGATTACGTGTGTGGATATTCCGCAGACGTTCCTGAGCTTGAGTGATCCGATGAATCAGATTGAGGTGCTGCTGAAGAGCGCCGATCCCGCGGCGAAGCCGCGGGACTTCGCTACGCTCGCTGCCGACCCCGACGGCGTAGTTACGGAAGAGCCGCTTATGGTGCAGGGGAAGGCGCTGAGCGGGAAGATGACGCATGAGGCGAATCCGGTGGGGCGGTGGTGCTTTGGGAATACGTCTGTGGCGAAGAATGGGCAGGGGTACCAGAAGTTTGTGAAGGAGCATAAGGGGGGGAGCGTGGCCAGGACGAAGCGGATCGACCTGGTGGCGGCCTGGGTGGATGCGATGGCCAGGGCACGGTTTTACTCGGGTAGAGTCGATTTGTCGGCAGCAATCCTGTCGGATGACTGGGGAATGTAGCATGGATGACCGTGATTTCTGGATCCTGTTTCGGCGGGCGCTGTTGATGATATGCAAGGCGATTGAGAAGCGGTATAATTTGTCTGGGACTGATTGATGGGTGGGTCTCAGACCCACCCATACGGAATTATCAGCCCGCCCGCTCTGCGGCCCGGCAAACTGAAACGAACTGCCTGATTACAAGCCCGTTCTCGATGGAGAACGGGCTTTTTTATTGTGACATACCCCCCTCCGGCTCCCCCCTAAAGGGGGGAGAGAGGATAGGAAGATATGGCGAATCCGATTAGTAAATGGTGGCGAGAGTATGTGGTGAGGTCGGCGACGGTATGGAATCCGGGGGCGCCGACGGACCCGCAGCAGTTCGTGCAGGGTGTGGATCTGATCGATCTGCCGATGGGCAATCCGCAGTATGTGACGGCGGAGACGAGCAAGAATGTGGCGACGGCTTACCGGTGCATCAACATCCTGAGCGATGATGTGGCGAAGCTGCCGCTGCAGACGTTCATTTCCCGGGGCGTGGGACAGATCGAGCGGGTGAAGCCGAATGTGCAGCTGGAGAATATCAGCTGGCTGCTGGAGATCAGCCCGAACCGGTATATGACGCCGCTGGTGTTCAAGAAGATGGCGATTATGTGGCTGCTGAGCTATGGGGCGGCTTACATCTGGCAGCCACCCAGGCGGGCGGGGCAGCGGCGGGAATTGTTTGTGCTGCGCAGCGATGAGACACGGCCGATCTTCGATGTGAACGGGAACCTGTGGTACCAAACGAAGTTTGCGAACGGTGAAGAGAAGCTTTTGCCGGACGTGGAGGTGATGGTGCTGCTGATCAATTCGGTGGATGGGGTGAGCGGGCGGAGCGTGATTACGTATGCGCGGGAGACGCTGGGGCGCCAGCTGAGCGCGTACGATACGCAGGATAAGTTCTATCAGCAGGGGCTGACGCCGGGGGGTGTGGCGTACTTTGCGGGGGATCTGAGCAAGGAGGCACGCGAGAAGGTGCGGTCGTCGTACAGTGAGGCGATCAGCGGGTCGGGGAATGCGGGGAAGCTGGCGGTGTTCGACTCGAAGGTGACGAAGTTCGAGGTGATCAGCATGAAGCCGGTGGATGCGCAGTTCCTGGAGAGCATTATGGAGAACGACAGTGAGATTGCCAATTTCTTCGGGATGCCGCTGTATAAGCTGAACCAGGGGAAGCAGAGCTACCAATCGAACGAGCAGCAGAACCTGGATTATTTGAATACGACTCTGGACCCGTATCTGGTGCAGTTCGAGCAGGCGGCGGCGATCAAGCTGCTGAGCGAGCGAGAGCAAAACGATACGTATTTCCGGTTTAACCGGGATGCGCTGCTGCGGACGGATGCGAAGACGCGGACGGAGACGCTGGAGAAGCGGATTTTCAGTGGGCAGCTGACGCCGAATGAGGCGAGGCAGATTGAGGATATGCCGGCGTATGATGGCGGCGAGCGGTTCTATATGCCGGCGAACATTGTGACGATTACGGATCAGACGACGGATGGGGAGACCGACGACCGATGACCGACGACGGCCGTGTGGAGGAAAGTATGGACGAAGACGAAGTGATTGAGGATGTTGGCGCGCAAACAGTCGAGGCGGAGGAAGAATCAATTTCACGCGGAGACGCGGAGAACGCGGTTAATAAGCACCAGGGGCGGGGGATAAGGAAGAGTGCGAGCTCGTATGAGCGGCATGAGCCGATACGGTGTTTTGAAGGATCGGCACGGCCGCATGAGGCGTTTTGGGCGTTTCGAAATTCTTCCGATGGAAGCAATGAGCCGGAGCTGGAGCTGTATGGGTATATCTCGGAGTATTCGTGGTTCGATGACGATATTACGCCGAAGATGTTCAAAGATGACCTGTGGCGGTATGGCAACGGGGGGCCGGTGACGATCCGGATGAACAGCGGGGGCGGGGATGTGATTGCGGCGAGTGTGATGAAGTCGGTGTTGATCGACTACCCCGGCAAGGTGACGGTGAAGATCGACGGCCTGGCGGCCAGCGCGGCGACGATTGTGGCGATGGCGGGCGACCGGGTGATGATGCAAGAGTCGGCATACTTTATGATCCATGACCCGCTGGTGAGCATTATGCTGGCGGTGCTGAACGTGGAAGAGGTGGCCAGGCTGCTGGATAGCCTGAAGGTGGCGAAGAGCGGGATCCTGGATGCGTATGTAAGCAAGACGGGGCTCTCGCGTGACCGGCTGGCCAATATGATGACACGGGAAACGTGGATGACGGCAAATGAAGCGGCCGAGATGGGATTTGTCGACGATGTAATCACTGCCGGCGACAAGGATAAGGACAAGAAGAAGAAAAAGTCGGTGATGCAGAATGCAGCGGTAATTAATTCGCTGCTGAATTATCGGAATGTACCGGAGGAATTGCTGGCCAGGATGGAGCGACCAACGGATGTTCAAACTCAAGAGGCGATCGAGGCTGAACGCCTACGCGCCGAAGTCAAGCTACTAAAGAAGGAGTAGACGATGAACCTGAAGAAGTACTATGATGCTGCGAATGAGGCAGAGGCGCGGGTTCAGCAGATTGCCGCGCAAATTGACGGGCTTTTTGACGGTGGAGACACTGCCAAAGCGCTCGAACTGAAGCCTCAGCTCGACGGTGCGAAGCTGGATGCGGATAAGGCGCACCAGCTGTACCTGTCGATGCTCAACGCCAACAATGGCGGCGAGGATGTGGGCGCTCGTTTCGTTCCGGCCCAAGGCGTAAGGGTCGAGAAGGACGAGGCCGACCAGGCATTCGCTAATACCGGTGAGTTCTTCCGGGCGGTGAAGAATGCGGCAGTGTACCCCAGCCGCGAGGATCCCCGATTGCGCTCGCGCAAGGTGAAGGATGCGACCGGGATGAACGAGGGCGTGCCGGCGGACGGCGGCTACCTGCTGGACGATCCGGTGGCGCAGCCGATTGTGGAGCGGATGCTGGCGACCGGGGACATCCTGGGGCGGGTTTCTAGCGACCAGGTAAGCGGCAATTCGATGAACTACAACGGCGTGGATGAAACCACGCACGTGGGCAGCCTGTACGGCGGGATCGTGGGCTATTGGATGGCCGAAGGCGGCACGAAGACGGCGAGCCAGCCGAAGTTCTACCAGGTGGGCTTGAAGCTGAAGAAGATTGCGGCTCTGTGCTACGCGACCGATGAGCTGCTGGAAGACACGACTGCGCTGGCCTCCTGGCTGGGGCGGACGGTGCCGAATGTGCTGCGCTTCTACGCTGAAGATGCGATCATCGAGGGCGACGGTGTGGGCAAGCCGCTGGGTATTATGAACAGCCCGGCGCTGGTGACTACGCTGCGCGTGGACCACACCACCCTGGTGCTGGCGGACATCCTGGGGATGTACAGCCGCCGGTGGAAGGGCGTGAACGACTATGTGTGGCTGATCGGCAGCGGTGTGAGCGCAGCTTTGAATGCGATGACTGCAGCCACGGCGCCGGTGTACCTGCCTCCTGGCGGGCTTTCGGCGGCCCCGTATGGCAGCCTGATGGGCTACCCGGTGATCGAGAGCGAGTATTGCAAGGCGCTGTATGATACCGGCGATGTGCTGCTGGCCAGCCTGAGCCAGTACCAGACGATCACGAAGAGCGGCGGGGTGCAGACAGCCAGCTCGATCCATGTGGCGTTTGTGACGGATGAGACGGCCTTCCGCTTTGTGTACCGCATCGACGGTTCGCCGCTGTGGCATTCGGCGCTGACTCCGCTGCATGGCAGCAATACGGTGAGCCCGTTTGTGACGTGCTCTTCGGCGAGCACCTAAGACCCTCACCCCCGGCCCCTCTCCCTTTAGGGAGAGGGGTGGGATAGTTTTGAATAAGGAGTTTGAGATGAGCTTCAATAATTTCGTGGAGTACAACAATGTCTTTCCGCTGCTGAACCCAGCTGACCTGGGGAGCACGGCAACCAACATCCCGTCGGTGGCGCTGAAGGGTGCGCACCGGATTGCATTTCTGGTGCAACAGGGTGTGACGACTCCGAATGCGACTTCGGATATCTGTGATATCACGGTGATGGCAGCTACGGCTGAGGGTGCGGTGGCGCAGACGG